GGGAATGTCGAGCTTTGCAGATTGAACGGCATCGTCACGCCGAGATCCGTGTTCGGGAATCCGGTATTGGCGATCGGTGAGGAGAGTATCAGCGTCCCCGGTTGCGTTGACGACGATAGGATGAACAGACCACCGAACGGTGACGCGCAGTCGTAGGCGAATGAATGCGGTCCGCTCCATCGACGCTTGTGCTCATCGAACCAATAGTCCCCGGTGAATTGAAAGTTGTTGATGACCGTCAATCCGCACACGCGATAGATGCTCGAACCATAGGCAGCACACCACCGCGTAGGATAGATAGCGTTCTGGAAAGGAACCTGAACGTCGGGTTGCTGATCCTGCCCTATCGCATACACCAGTGGCAGCACAGCGCCGAGCAGGTTAATGAAATACGGTCCCGCGGTCGACACGAAGTAAAGTCCAATCGGACACTGCACCACCGTGCGCGGCATCAGCGTACCGATCGTGAGCGACAGGAAATTGAGCGACAGATTCGATTGCGTCGTGTCTCCTGTGATCTGCCATATCTGATTCTTCTTGAACGCAGTAAGCGATTGCACAATCCCCGAGCTAGTCGTCTGCGCCGGCAGACCGGACAGTTTGTTGAGCGAGTTGTTGTCTCCAATGACAAGAGACTGCGTTGCGTTCGTTCGCGTCAACGGATTGGTGAGAATGTCAGTGTAGAACACCCAATTGCCATAGTTTGAGGTGCCAGCCCCCACCGCGCTTCCGCTGAACCATGCACGATCGTTGAAGTTGGCAACGCACGTCGGCACACACGGCAAGGCATTCGTCGTCAGATTCTCCGAGCGCCACGCAGGGGCGGCGAGATTCGATATGTCAATCACGCCATAGAACCCGTTACCAGCACCGTTGAATCCGGGGTGCGTGATAACGATCATCGTACCGATGTTGTCGAGCGTAGGCGGAACCCAATCTCCAGTGGTCGTCGGACTCGTGGGAACGTTGATGCCAGTGATCCCCGTTACCGTGAGGAACGCTCCGGTAATCGTGTTGTAGACGAACGGCTGATCGAATCCAGGATGCAGCGTTGTCGTGACCATCCCGTAAACATAGGTTCCGATCGCAACCTGAATCGGGATGAACGTCGGGGTCAAGAACCCCGCGGCCGCAAATGAGGCGAGCGACAGCGTTCCCGGACGAGAAACTACGAACTCAGGATTGATCTGATCCTGAATCAGGTTTTGCAGCGACGTGCACGCGCCGGGAAACTTTTTGGTCGAGTCGTATGCGTCGACCAAGCCACCCATTCCAGGCGAGAAGGACATGACTGTTCCCTGCTTGCGGGTAGTCATGTCGTCACCTTAGAAGGGCATCGACTTCGTGGGCTTGAGCCCGCGAGCAGCGCGGAAGTGGCGGGGATCGAGGCGAACCGCTCTCACCGAGCGTTGTTCGTCGCCTTCTTGAATGAGGTACGGCTGCAACATCTTCTCGGCCGCTGCCGCCATCGAATCATATCTCTCATCGCTCGCAACCAACATCATCTCGGCCGCGAGCGCGTTGATGAGGTACTTCGTGAACGGGAACCACGGCGTCTGCGTAACGTTGGTAGATGGGTTGACAAGATCCGGCTGCTTCACCATGTAACGGTGCGTGAGAATGATCGATCCAGACGTGGCCGGGTAAACGAACAATTGTCCAGCAGACGTGAGGTTGCCTACACCTTGCGATGCGCCGCTCCAGGTCTGAGCCTGCGTCGACATATCCGTTGCAAACTCGTACGGGTAATTCGAGATCTGCGGATTCTTGATCTCCGCGTCCATCTGCTCCATCGTGATCGGATTGAGCAGCACGATCTCGCCTTGCGCATTCATGCCACCACCGGTTGCGGCGATCGCATAGAACATATCGTAGGTGCGGAGGTAGTCGGGCTCCAGAGCGTACGGCCCGTAGGACTGCGTAGCCGTAATCGTTACCGGCTGCGTAACGCGATTGATCTTTAGATCGCGGTTGAGGTACAGATCCTCAAGGATGTTGTTCAGGTGATCGCCAGCAATGGCGACCATACCTGGACACTGCGCGATCTGGCAGGCTCGCAGACAGATTGTGGCAGCAGGCAGCATTCGGCATCATTCCGTGATTCCGCATTTCGCCTTGGTCGCGGCGATCTTCTTGTCCAACTCTTGCAGTCCTTTTTCGGTCTGCAACAGCTTCTCCTCGCCCTCGTTGAGCACCTTGAGTTCGCTCGCGGTGAGATTCTTGACCTTGCCATCGCCGGCGGCTCGCGCGGCTTTCCGCTTCGAGAGTTCCTTCAGATAGTCACGATGCTGCGTCATGCCCTGGATATATGACTCGCGCTGATCCGCCATGCGCTGAAGGTCTTGCATCAGGAATTGACGCTCCAGAACGGTACGCGCCAAGTCGGCGCGAGCGTTGACTTCTTCAGGAGTGTCGTCGGAGTACAGGTATCCGTTGATCTTCATGCTCCGCTGGCACTGCGTCGCGGGGTCATTGAACACCAACATCTGATCCATCGTACCGACGAGCAGGCGCTTTCCATTCGCGCCATTCGCTCCGTTGTGCTCCTCTACAACGGGCGGATCCTCGATCGGCTTGGTGGTGCCTAGTCCTCCGGCAGGTACGGGTTCGAGTCGCTCCATCATGCGCTACGCAGAGATTGTTGTTCAGCGATCGCCGCGTCAAGGGCTCCAGGGGCCGCAGCATTGACCTGTACCGGCTTGCGATACACATTGGTATCGCGGTGCAGATCGCGCTCGTGCGCCCACGATTGGTACACCAGAGACTTCACGGTTTGCAGCGTGGGCATCGTGAACTTGTAGACGCGGCCGTGCTCATACTCGCGCCCGTTGATTGAGATGCACGGCGGGCGGGTTTTGGAGAATCCGACGGTCGGCAGATCGATGAGGTAGTAGTACGCCGGCTCCTTCTTCTTGCCGGTGAAGTTGGGGCGGAGGATCTCGCGTCCATCCTCCTTGTGGCCGGTGACTTTGAACGGCTCCTCCTCGTCGAGCGTGTCGACCATTTTGAATTCACCGGGAACCGGCACTTCTTCCGACGGCGCTCCCATCAGGGTCGCGGATGCCGCGGCGGCTTGCGCCGACGCTTTCGCCTCGATCAGCGCCTTGTTCTTCAGTCCGAGTTCAGAGCGTAGCTCCGCCATCTCGCGGCGCAGGGTCTCGACCTCGGTTTCCGATGGCTTGCCGATGGTGATCGGCTTGGCCGGGGTCTCTCCCGGATTGGCCGCGGCGCGCTTCTTTTCCTTCGCATCCTGGAGACGCTTGCGCAACGCGGCTTTCTGTTCAGGGGTCCATTCACGTTTCGGCATACCGCACCTTTCTAAAAAAGGGCCGGGTCATCGCCGGCCCTAATCCGTCGCACGGAGGAGTCTTTACGAAATGTCAGGCATCGTTCCCGCGTTGTAGCCAGGCACGAACGCGCTCGAATGCTCGACACGAGCAATGAATGCCTGGTTCAGGATGATGGTGCCGTAGAAGCACTTCCACCCGACCACGCGCAACTGATTGAGCTTGTCGCTCTTGTCGGCCCCGGTGAGGTAGAAGAATTCCGGGTTCTCCAGAATGACTTGCCCGTACGCATGGTTGGCGATGAAGATCGTCGGGAATACCGTGATCCCGGTCCCCGGAGCGGCCTGCGGCGTTTGCGCCACGCCAATGCCGGTGATCGTGACGGTCGAGCCAGAGGCAAGCTGCGTCGCTTGTCCGGCCAGCGGACCAACCTGCGGTCCCGCGGTGCACAGGCCAAGGTTCGTCGGGGATGCGCTCGTGCCGATGTAGACGCTGAACACATAGCCCGATTTCGTCGGCAGAGTGACCTGGATCGAACCAGTCGGGCCAGTGACGGAGATCGCGCCCGAGGCTTGGTAGATCTGCTGCTCAACCGACGTCAGGACCGGAGAGCCGGTGACGACGATCTGATAGTTCGCGTTCGTCGCCAGATTGCCGGAGGTGCCTGGGGTGCCGCTGACAAGGGCGTTTCCGACCCAATACGGCATCATGTTCGTTTCGCAGTACCGCACCCCGCCGTACGCGCCGAGCTCGGCGTTGTAGAGGCGGTTTATGTCGGAGAACGACCACGCGGTATTGACCTGCGCGTTCTCGCGCATGTCGAGCGCTGGCAGCGTGCCGATCAGCGCGACGTAGTGCTGCATGACCTTCGGGGACTTCGATGGGTCGCGGTACTCGCCGGCCTCGATCATCATGTCCTCGCGCTCGTCGCCATTGAAGCGCGGCGCGCCATACAGTTTCAGCGAACCTATGATGCGGTTCGCTTCATGCGGAGACATAACATCGGTCGTCAGCAGGGAAGCGCGATTCGCCCGCGAGTTCGCAAAGTTGACCTGGTTCGCGGTGACAAGCGTGTTCAGGGTGTTGCGTTCCAGCGTTTCCGGCATCTGCAAGCTGACCAACTGGATCGCTTGCTGGAACAGCGGGTGGAACACCGTCAGGTTGGCAACGTCCGTCACATTGACGGTATCGCCCCATTGCTGCGCGGTCGCCGTGACCTGTGCGAGCGTGATCGCCTCGCCCGGGGGCGCGACGCCCTCCTGAAGCTGCGCGAACGGCAAGGGCAGACGCTCGTACCGCGTGGCGGTGTACGACGTGCCACGGTTGACGTCCAGATGCAGAGGCTTCCCGAATTGGTAGGCGACGAGCTCGCGTCTTGCTAACGGCTCTACCTCCTCCTGGATGTACGGTACGACGTCCGCTGAAATCGTCGGTGACGTCGACGTATTCAGGGCGCCAAGCACCAGGAATGCGTTGAAGAATGCGGGAAGATTCATAGAAGTGCTCCGTTCCTAGATGTATTGATCGCGCAAGCGTTCCCTGCGTTTCTCTCTTTCGTTGCGTTGCGTCTTTGCGTCGACGTCGCTTCTGGCGCCTGGTACGGTGCCGCGCGCGACCCTACGGACTTCTGTTTGCACCGGAGCGGCTGCTTTGCGTCCGGTCTTGATCTTGAACTTTCCGTTCACCATGTCGTCGCCCACGAACAGGCGCAGCAACGCGGTGCGCGGGAGAGGCTGGCGCTCTCTGATCGACATGGCCCGAGCCTGTTCCACCTTCTCCTTGTACATCTGGAACAGCTTGGGGTGCGATGCCTCAATCCTCTCGAAGGATGATTTGTCGCGCTCCTCTTGAGCGGCGAAGCGCTCCGTGCTGACGGCGTTGACCAAGGCCCGCGATTCGCGGTCTCGCTTGATCTGCCATTCCAGCCAGTAGGTGTTGTCGCCCTTGGCCTTGGCCGCGGCGATTTGCTGCTCCTCCTGAGCATACTGCGGATCCTGGACCGGCTGGCGCTGGAGGTTTTCTTGCTGCTCGCGTTGAAGGCGCTCGCGGGTTTCCGCCTCGATCGCGCGGCGCTCGGCTGCCTCAGCCCTTGCGATTGCCTCTTGACTTGCCTTGACGGACGGATCTTCTTCGCCGCTCTTGGGCGCGGCCTTGCTCGTGGATGCCGTGGCCTCGGCCGCATCCAGAAAGTCATCGAGCGTGGATTCTTCTTCGCCGCCTTCAGCGGATACAGATTCGGCGCCCTCGGCACCATCGCCTTCGGCGCGCAGCGATAGGAACAGACGCAGGAACTTGAGCATGGGGATCATAGGTTGCGAGTCCCAAAGTTTTGGAACGTGATCGTGATAACGCCAGCCGCATTCGCCGCGTTCACTGTCACCAGGAATTCGCGCACGGTATTTGTCGCCACCGTGGCCGTTCCCGTAACAGTCGTGTTCGCATCTCCGGCGACGAGCGTTGCCGTCTGGCCGGAACCATTGTTCATTAGGTGGAACGGCTCACAGTATGTTCCGTCAAGCTGAATGGTTGGACCCATCGCTGCCAGCAATGCTACGGTAGACGGCAATGTGGCATTGAACCCGCCAGAAGCGGCGGTAATGTTGAGCACGCCTTGGTTGAACTGCGCGCTCGTTACTGTGAAGCCAGCCCCGGCATTGATCGGTGCGCTGAGTGCGAGCGAGTAGTTGTTGACGTTCGCCATCAGCCTCGACAATCCAAAAAGCGATTGATTGTCGAGCACCATCCCCGGAGGGACGGGGCAGATCAATTGCGTCCGCAGATACTCGGAGAGGAAGCGTCTGAGTCGCATGTTAGACGCTCATCGTCGCCGTGACGGTCGCCATCATGCCGGTGACGTTGAGCAGCGGCGAGTACACGCCGAAGCTGCCTGGAGTCCCGGCAAGCGGGCTGCCCTGTGTGTATTGGCTTACCGGAACGATCGTGGTGCCCGGGAGCGTTGCGGCGGTCGCGGTCCACACCGTACCGGCCGGCGTGGCAATCACGAAGGACGTCGCGGACGTTACCTTGTTGATCGAATACCATCCCGACGGCAGAGTGCCGGCGGTTACGTTGATGAAAATGACCTGCCCCACTACCGGCACAAGAGTGTTCGTCGCCAGCGTGACCGTGAAGTTGTTTGTCGATCCGACCTGCGCGATCGAGGTGAACGTGGTGCCGGCCGTCAGCGGCGCACCAACGTTCGTGAACAGCTGCGTGATCTGCCCCTGGTACCAGCGCATCGCGGCCGCAAGAACGGTCGTCGTGCCGACGAGCGTTACCGCGGTATCCGACAGCGTAGGCGCAGCAACCGTGGTGCCCGCGTTCGTGATGATGTTGAACGCGAACACTCCACCGTTTGACGGATTCTGAATCGCGTTGACGATGTTGTACGCAGAGTCCAGCGTGACCGTTACAGCGCCGCCGTTGGTCAAGCGCTGCACGAGCGAAACAAGGTTTGTGAGGGTAAGCGTTGCGCCTGCGCTCGTGGCGAATTGATCGCCAACGCCAGCAAGGCTTGTTGCCGCCACCAGGGTATTGATCGCTCCAACCATCGAGCCGGCGTTCACCAAGGCGCCGTCGACTTCGAGGTTCGTTCCCAGCAAGGAGAGCGGCACCTGTCCGATCGACGGCAGATCGAGATACCGCATTGCGAATTGTCTAAGGTGCTGCATATTCATCGTGCACTCCCTTTCAAGGAGGTTTCGCGGAAGGTTAGGCCCCCCGTTTCCGGTTTGTCAAATCGGCGTCAAACAGTGCCGGAAAATGCCGGCGCATTCATTAACTGAACCGCCATGCCCGTATTACTCCGTAGCAGGTTATGGTGCCTGCGGAAAACGTAGCACCGACCACGCCAAACA